GTAATCCATGTTCCGCATGAAGATAACAGCCTCAAGACCCTTGACGTTGATACCTTCAGACAGAATAGAGTGATGCAGAACAACAAACTTCTTCTCAGGATCAACACCCCAAGCATTCAACGTCTTGAAGAATTGTTCGCGAGAAACTTTCTTACCATCAATCACAGCTCCAGTCTTGGATGTGATATACATGCAAGAATAACCACGTTGAGTGAGTTGAATCTGAAAGTCAGAGTGACTCATCAGACGGATGATTTGTTTGGTCGAACGAGCAGCAACCAGGATCTTGTCCACACTGTTCTCTTCAATACTCTCAATCAGATTCTGAGAATCAGTGAGTTGAAACTCGTGAGTGGGAAGATTCTTGACCACAACTTTAGGAGGCAGAATATAACCATCATTCATCCCAGGCTTGGAGATGGTGACAGAATGTTTGGGAGTGGCGGTGAAGAAGAACACACGACCAGCTTCGTAACTGAAGAACTCAGTTGCGGGGAAGAATTGACGACTCACACTGTTGTGGGCCTCATCAAAATAGATGTTGTCAACCTGAATGTCAGCTTCCTGAATACGATGCAGGGAGTGATATGTGGTGAAGATGATAACATTCTCACCAGCAGTGCGGGCAGTGTTGTTGAACAGGTGAATCTGTTCAGGGTTAGTGGTATGGAAGAACTCAACATCACCACTGTGAACGTGCATCACATGAGTGTAAGTTGTATCCATAATCTCAAGAAACTCCTTGCAAAGTTGTTCTGCAAGAAGAATACGAGGAGCAACAACAACAGTCGTCATGCCGTTGTCAATATATTTGCAGTTCTCGATCACATCGTGAATCATGCACAAGGTCTTGCCGCCACCAGTGGGCACGATCACCTGACCTTTGTCATGCACGATCATCGCATCAACAACGTCCTGTTGGTGGGGGCGCAGAGCGTAGGGAGTGTGGGTCAAGTCATCACCGTGTCAACATGGCTAATATACAAAAAAACGACCCTCTAGGCGAGGGCCGTGGACAGTTCTCAGACTGTCAGTTGGTGGCGGTAATCTTTAAGCCTTCGGTACAGTTCTGAATAATCTGTACCTGGTGAGATCGCTTCTTGTTGTCTCTCAGAATAATTAGAAAGTAATTCTAGAGACGTGATTAGTGCATCGACTTCTTGTAAGGAAAGATTCATTGGTTACCACTCAATATCGTTAGTATCTTCAGATACATCCATTAGACGCACACTCTCATCTCCCTGAATATCAAGCATACTTTCCCAGTTGAAATCTTCAGGATGACTATCATCCAAAATATCAAGTTCTAAGACAACACGGTATCGACGCTTTTGCAAGAGTTGAGTCATTGGTCTTAAGGATGAACACCTGACTAATATATCTAGGTCACTAATCCTTGTCAAGGCCCTTCAGAGACTTTTCTGCAACGTGTTCTGTGACAACTTTCATAAACTGTTCCTGAATCTTGGTATTCACATCATCCCCAGTGACTACACTATAGGCTTCAACTTCTTCAACAAAGTAATACACATCAGCAATAATCTCCATTGACTTTGTGTCATCAACGTCATTGAAATCGTTGTACTTATCAGTTAGATACTCTTTAATCTTTTCGATTGGGTTCATATCGAGTCACCAGGAAAACGGCAGGACCACATAGTCAGACTATATTTTACACCTTTTGTCAACTCGGTGCAAGTATGGCCATGAGTCACCGTACCTGGGAACAGAATACATTTACCAATAGGAATATCTTTGTTTGAGATGTTTTGTCTTGGAAAGAGAAGATCTGCACCCTCGTAGTTGTCATTTAGTTTCACAGATCCAGTGACCAGTGAAGCATCAGTGTGCAAAGCTAGACTCTTCTGAGTATCAAGAGCATATCTCATCACAAAAGCATCACGCATCCCATACATTTCCATGGGTTTCCAATACTCTTCAATGATTGGATAGAGATTCTTTCTCCAATGTTCTTCCATCTCACCCCACAGACCAGGGGCAAGATCCTTAAATCGAATCTCTTGAGCAGGGAACTTATCATAAGAAAGACTACCCCAACCACCATGTTTGTCAGCAATGGCAATCAGATCATCACACATTGTTGGTGTCATATAATCAACCAACAACATGTCTTTTTCTAAGACCTCATAGTTTTTGGTGGGAATGTATGTGATAGGGCTGCCATAGAACGAAGCATATAGTTTCTCAAAATGTTGTTTTGCATCAGCACCACCATTGCCATGATACATGCAGTTGAAACATTCTGTCCTTGCATTATAGATTTGATTTCTCTCACCAAATCCAAATGAATTTGAATTACTATTAGAAACTACAGGATCATAACACTGGAAGACATAACATTCAGTG